AGGTGCATCAAGGAAAATCTGCTGGATTTCTCCATGTGCTTCCCTTTAGGATTATTGAACCAGGGGGGTTGGTGATGGAACGTAAGGCTGTGACTACTAAGGGGAATCAGTTTACTAGTGCGTGTTATTATTTAGCTACGACTATAATTAAAATGGAAGCTGCTTTTGATTTAGATAATAATATTACCCCGGAGAAGCTTTGTAAGATGATTGCTCCGTGTATCACTCGTCTCAATGTTAAAGTTGAGACAAAAACTGATGAAGATGATATTGATGCTTTTAGACAGGCTGTTCAGGAGGGACGGGATCATGATCACGAAAAAACCCGTGTTTTCTTTATAGTCCCTCTTTTTATTTATCTCATCACGTATAAGTTTTTTAAGTGGTACCATGATTTGACCAATAATGTGGGTGCTAACCTTATTGGATTTACATGGGGGCACAATGGTTGTAAACGATTGTTTGAACATATGAGCTGGGACAACAAGGAGGAGAGTGAATGGTTTGGAATGGACATCAGTGGTAAGGATCAAAGTAGCCAGAGTGCTGAACTTAATATGTCAATTGCTGATGCGTTGCTCCTCCTTGATTTTGTTTCTATGGATGATAAGTGGAAGAAGATTAATCAGGCATTGTTGCTTTATGTTGCTCAGAATACTTCATCACATTATGTTAGGTGGTACGGTAATGCTTTTAGGATTGTCATCGGATGTCTTTTCTCTGGTGATTACAATACCTCAGATTACAACACCAAGCATATTATTCGTATGTGGTTTAGTTATATTCTTCATGCTGTGCCTAGGGAACATTGGAAGACGGCTCTTACTCATGTTTGCCTTAGGTTGTCCGTTCAAGGTGATGATATTTTTGGACGCATCCCTAAATCCCTTCGACAATGGTTATCAGGAAAGGGATTTGCCCAGTATATGTTGGAGAGACACCAGCACAAGATTAAGCCCGGGAGTTTCCTTAGTAGTGATTCCCCCTTAACTCAATTTGATCCAAGAACTGGACGCATTCTTGGTGGATCTATGATCAAGCTTTTGCAGCGTTATTTTAGGCTGAATGAAGTTACTGGTTGGCCAGAACCGTTTAGACCTACATTTGTCATTATTAGCAAGCTCTTTGGTGCTACTAAGGCAGTCACCCCTGGCCTCTTTTTGAGCAAATGTATTGGACTCGCATATGATACTATGGGAACTAATCCACACTGTTATGATCTTATACAAAAAGCTTTCGACGCTGTTGTTGTTAATTATCATGTCACTACTGAGGAAATTCGTAATGCATTAGTGAGTAGTTCTGACTCATTATTTAGGTCTACAAGTTTTAAGTGGGGGTTGAGTATTGATGCTCAATCGTTCCACACTTTCCCCAGACGACAGGCTATATATGATATGTTCAACGTCGATCCCACAAGTGAGGATATTAAGATGAGAGTCTCCAGAGAACCTAAGAAAGTGTTTGTTTTGGGCACTATCGAGTAATAAGTCTCCGAGG